TCCAGAATAGCCCGGTCAAACCAACCAAACTTATCGGCAAGCGTGTAACCGCCACCAATCGCTGCAATGCTTGCGGCAACGGCTCCAATGGCTTTGGTAAGGTCAATCACTTGTCTTTCCTGTTAAAAATCTCAAACAAACTTTTGACCTTTTCTTCCAACACGGCAATTTTGATATCCATTTTTGCCAGCACAATGATCAGCGTTATCAGCGCCAGCAGCATGGGCCATCCCTTCGCCAGTGCCTCTATAAACTCCATAATTATCGGAAAGTGCCATTATTGATAGCGTCCATCATACGTCTGCCGTACCTCTCCACCGCCTCCTTGGTAATAACGTGTTCGCCAATTTTTAGCGCCCCGTAGCCATCGTCAGGTGCAGGAGCGCGGCCCATCAAGCGTTCGGGTGTGACCATGCCGCCTTGGTTGTAGCCTAAATCAGCAGCATCAGCAGGACTGCCGCCACTGGTTCCAGTTCCAACACCACCGCCAAACCCACCGCCAAAGCCAACATCAGCGCCAGCAAAACCGCTACCTGTTGAACTTAGGGCTGGATTTTCTCCAGCATACGGATTGGGCGTAGCCTCCCGAGTCTCGACAGGCGCTGGTGGCCCCAAAGACACTGAGGAACTGGGAAGAACATCGTTTAAAAAAGACTCAAACATACCCCTAGACTTTGGCGCAGTCTCACCCGCAAACTGGTCGCCGTAAAGTCCAGTGGGCGTTATCCCAGAAGTGCCCGGTTGCGAACCATAGCCGCCGACTTGCAAACCAGTGCCAGGGTCAATTCCACGGGCTACCATGCCCTGTTCGCGCACAAAATCAGGCACTAGGGCGTTTTGCAGCATCCCGTAGCTAGTCATGCCCAAAGCTTTTTGCCCGAACTGAGTAATGCCTGCCATCGTAGGGTTGTCGCTGTAATAAGAGGCTCTTTGGGTGTTGGACATGGCGTCAAACTGAGGGGTGGCGCTGCGCCCGTCCCCACCGCGCCCCATCTGGTTCTCCTGCCGCTTACGCAACATTTCATTGAAGGCATTGAGGTAATAGTTCATATCTTTAGCCCGTGGTTTCGCAAGAAATCTACAAACAGATAGGCCACACCAATAATAGCCGCCCAGACTAGACCAGCGAGTGTTTTCTCAATGATGGCCTTCCGCAGCTTTTCCATGTCGTTCTGCGCTTTGATGGCGTTCTTTACCCACGCCAGTTCTTCTGGCGAGAGGATGTTTTCTGCCCTGCGCTCACGTAAGACAGAAGAAAATTCACTGACAAGTAGGGCGCGGTCTTCGGGTGTCATTGTGCTTCTGCCATTGCGTTTTGGTTGGCTGGGGCAAGGGCGTTAACCGCTGCCCTTGCAGAAACTGTTCCTACTTTGCCCCAAGATGAAGGGTCGGTTAATGCGCGGAGTGCCTTGCTTTTCTCAGCCGCTGGCAAAGTATCAAGCATTTCCAATGCGCTTTTGCCAGAAAGCATACCTTTTTGCAGTTCGGCAAAGATTTTTTTGTCCAACCGTTTTTCTAAAATGTCCAGCGTAAGGTTAGCTGCTGTGGTTGCGCGGTTTAAAAGACTTGGAAATCGCAAACGAAAGGAATCGCCGCCAACAGCTTTTCCTAGTGTTTCAGTGCCAGCGGTTGCCGCTTCCTTCATTGCTCCTGTGCGCTCAATGTTGGACGCCAACTTTTCTAGCGTGGGCAATTTGCTGCCCATTTCTTTAAATATGTCGTAACTGCCGGGGCCAAATATTGCTTCTACGGCATCAGGATTGTTGCCGCGAACTAAACGCACATATTGATCTGGAGAATTTTTGAACAGTTTTGCTGCTTCTGCCGCCATTGCTTTTTGATCTATGGCCTGCATACCTTGCGAATAGGTTTTAAGGTAATCTTTCCAACCTGTACCGCCAGCTTTTTCTATGGCGTCATCAATCAAAGGGCGAACTTCCTCAAGCGTTTTGCGCGTTACCTTGGCGCTAATCTTGGGGTCAGTTTGTCCAAGAACTTGCATGATTCGCTCATTGATGCCTTCTTTGCGAAGGGTGTACAAATCGTGAGCGTCAATAACGCCACCGCCTTTTTCTGTCAAATTGGCAATGTCATCTCTGATGGATTGCAATACTTTGGTCATGTTTGAACTAGCGCGGAGTCCAGGCGTAGCAAGTTTGGCGTCGATAGCCGCCGTAATGCCACCCGCATCTAATGGGCGCAGCCCGTAGTCTTCAAGACTGCCGATTTGACGTTCAATAAACCCGGCTTCATTGCGGCGTTGTCTAGCAATAGCAGCAAATTCATCAGACGCTTGTTGCCATTGTTCTGAAACAAAACGATTGGCCCTTTCAATCTGTTTATCGTTAGCCCTAGGAGCGATTGATTCCGTAACTACGCCGCGATCACCTTGGGAGCGCTGAACCATCAGCCGTCTAGCAGCATCATCAGCAACATTGGCACGCTGTAATGCTTCTGTTCCCGCATTGATTCCTGATACCCCCGGCGCTGGAGTTCCAGCCGCACCAGAAGGTAAATTAGCAGGCATACCCTCACGCAAAGCATTGACCATGCTTGCTTGGCGTTGATCTAGTTTAGGGGCCAAATTGTTTATGGTTTGATTGGCCTGATTAGCTGCTTGCAACTCCACATTCCGCATATCGGCAGTTAGTTGATTCAGCCGTTTGATTGACTGCTCATACGCTGCCCGAGCCTCAGTTTCGTTGCCGCCTTCAGCCATGCGCTGCAACTGAGCCAAATCATCTGATGCTTGACGTTTCATCAAAGCAGACACTTCATCAGTTTTACTGGTCATGGCTCCGAGGGCTTGCCAAGCATCGTTTTGTATACCATACGTTGCTTGTGCAGCCGTAACGTCTGTAGGTGATGCTGCTAACGCTGCACGAATAGCCGCAATGCGGTTGCCAGCAACATCTCTAGCAATTTTTCCTGCTCCGACTTCTGCTAACCGACCGCTAAAAGCATCAGATAAAAAGCCAGCAGTCTTACCCATTATTTTTACTATTGGCGGCGCAGCAACGGCTAAACCAGCACCAACACCAGCGCCAGTTCCAATCTCATCTGGGCTTGTTAATGCTGCTGTTGCACCACCAGTTACACCGCCGCCAAACACACGCGCACCAATGTCGCCAGCGCGTGTTGCCAATGGGACTGCTGTGCCAACAGCGGCTTTAGGCAGCAAACCAGAACTAAATCCAGATGACCGCATGGCGTTAACAATTGGGTTTATTAAGCCCGGTGCATACGGGGCTGCTGCCGCCAACGGACGCGCAAGCAAACCTCCAATTGGTGCGGTAATAACAGCTTCTGCACCCAATTCACCAGTGCCAGTTGACATTGGGTACTGTTGCTTGAACGGCGCAACACGCGCTTGTGCTTCAGCTTGGCGGCGTTGGGCGTCAGCAATTAAGGCTTGACCTGTTTGTGTCGCACCAAATGCTTGCAGTCCCTCACCAACAAGTCGCTGCCCACCAAACATAATGTTGCCGCCGCCTTTAATAACGCCTTCAGACACTGCTTGAAATGGAGCGCCAATAGACTCAAAAAAGCCTTGCTGTTTTTTTGGTATGAGGTCTTCATACCCTGTAGTAAACGCAACAGGAATTAGGTCTTCATATCCAGTAGCCATTTACAACTCCTGACCCGTATTTTGTTTAAAGCGTTGACGAACCGCAGCCGCAGGCGCTCCTTTGGCAATTGCTGCATTTGCGTCTTGGCGTTGTTGCGTGATGTTTGACGCTGGCGCAGTAGGCGCTGGTGCGCTGCTGCCGCTGGGCGCGTTCTTTTTAGGCATTTCCGCGCCTTTAACGTATGCGTTTTCAATGTCCTCAATAATTCGCAACGCAGCCTGAACTGGTTGTCCAGGATCAGAAATGGATTTGAGCATGGTTTGCAATTCAACATTTGAGTTGAGTTGCTGCGCCGACATTCCTGTAGCGTTTTTAATTGAATTGACCAATCGTGTACGGGCGCTGTTAATAACTTCGCGTTCTACTTGCGCTTCAGTGCCGGTAGCCCTACCTAAAATTTGTCCAATGCCTGTTGCTGCGGTAGCAGACGCAATGTTTGATAGCGGGTTTCGACTGGTGCTTGGGATAGCCCGCATTTTATCTAATGTTAAAAACGATGCCCTCAAATTTTCCAAGTCGTCGGCAAGTTGAGTTTTACCAGCTTCAACTTTATTTTGTCTTATGGCGGCTCCGGGCTCTTTTCCTGACACCCCTATAACTCCTACAGACCCAACACCTCCACCAGCATACCGTCTAGCGTCAATTGAAAGCATTTGGTTTGGGTTTGTAGGATCAACAATTGTTGTCATACTTGGCGCTCTATCCGCAGTACCACCCTCACTCTTACCAAGGTTAAGAAACTGTTGATAAGTACCCTTGTAGCTGCCACCGGCAGGAGTTTTGGCAAACTCGTATTCGGCTACTTTAGTTGGCGGTGCAACAACAGGTGCTGGCGCTCTAGCGGCATCAGCTTTGGCTTTTACAAAATCTTGATATGTACCTACAAAACCACCACCGGGAACGGTTTTAGCATATTCATATTCTTGTACTGATGCTGGTAGTGCCTGCGGCGCAGCAACAGCAGCAGGCGCTCTTGAAGCGTCAGCTTTAGCCTTGACAAAATCTTGGTAAGTGCCTACAAAACTGCCGCCATCAGCAGTTTTAGCAAACTGATATTCTGCTACAGATGGGGGTACAGCCGCTGCTGCCGCTGCTGCCGCTGGTGCGGTTACACCAGTTCCCATTAACCTCGGATCATTAGCCGGAATAGCCATTTCTCCAGGTTTTAAAATAACAGGTGGCCTAGGCTTCTGCCCCTCTAAAACACTGGCTGCGGTAGTAATAAGTCTTTGCTTAACATTTGCGTCCCATGCGGCAGGCATATACGGCGCAAGTTTTGGATACTGAGTTAAGACGCTTGTGCGGAGTGCTGCGTAGCTTTCTACGTCATTTGGGTCTATTCCCGCGACTGCATCCCTAGTCTGAGCAACAGCGTTTTTTAAGATGCTGGATTCGTTTAAGTCAGCTTGCGATCTTGCTTGATCTCTTAGCCGTTGCTGTGTATCCCCTTCAGCCAACGTCTTGTAAACGCCCTGCCCTGCTGCGCCATAGCCCAGCAACTGACTGCGATTGCTTTCGTTTAGACCCGGCAAGAACTGGCGCAAGGCGTTGCTCTCTTGCCGCGCCCGTCCGTATTCTTCCATCTGCATTTTGGCAAGTTCGTTCTCTTGCTGATACTTCTGCATCTGCGCCATTTTGTTGTATTGCGCTGTCGGATCAGGAACATTGAACTGCGCCCCTTGCGCTATCATTTCGTTAAGGGTTGCCATGATTAGTAACCTCCACCCGGTTGCATTGGAATAAAGGTGTTAGCGTTGTATGGCGCATCGTATGCTGATCGCCTATTTCTAAACAAATCCAGCATCTGGTTGTTTTGGTATCCTTGAAGCGCAGCTTGTATAGCGTTGTTGTATGTGTTACCCGCACCGATCTGCCCAGCAGCCGCTGCCTGCCCAGCACCAAGAACGCCTTGGCCCATTGCCTGTGCGCCTTGGCTTATCAGGTTAGCGGCGTTTGAACCATAG